AAATTTTGCTATTCATTTTAATCCATTTCTACATCACTAAAATCGTACGTGCTTTTCTTACTTGAGCGCGCGACTGCTTTGCGTACCACGATTTGCGCGTTTTCTCGCTCGCGCGCACATAATTGTTCGTCGATTTGGCTGAGTATGCCGGTGTGGCGCTCTTCCAATTCCACCCAATAGCTACATGCTTGGTTATACACGTACTCTACTATACCAATACCACCATTCGACTTACTTCTATCGCCATTATTGACAGTATAAAACCATAGCAAGGTATAGTATATCCCCTTGTTTGTCATATTTTTCTTTAAGAACTTTTTACGTTGACCTTCACACAGAAAAAAATTATAACTCATTTTAAGGTCGCGCGCAAGCAAGTCATACATGCGGTCAACCCAAAATTGGTCATCACCGCTACTAGAATTGCGCCAGTTGTCATAGCAGTTCTTGTGAAAATAATAGTTTCTTGAAGGCATTATCCAATCAATGCCCTCGCGTGTAGTAGTCTTACAAATTTCTCGTCCACATACACGACAATGTACAATATTTTGTTTATTCGCCATTTTCTGATAGTCCTTTCTATATATATTATATCACAAATTTAGCGAATTTTCAAGTTATATACTAAAAAATAGAGTAGCCGAATTTAGCTACTCTACTTCAATTGTATATTCAATTTAATTGGCTAGTTTTTCAAGTTCCATTACAGCAAAATTGAGTGGCTCAACTTGGTCTTTAGTAATGGTTGAAATTTGCACAGGAGTATGGAAATACTTAACAATGGTACTCATAATCTTGTTGTAGTTTTCCTCTGCAATAGCTTCGTCCTTTTGGTTGGTGATAAGTGTTTCCCAAACCGCTTTTGCTCTACCCATAAGGTCATCATAGTCATACTCTTGGCTTACTTCAGCGGGCACTTTATCAGTTTTATCTACCGAAACAGCACCTAGTTCAACTTCCTTGTCAATAGCATCGCCAATAGCATTTACCAATTCCTCATATCCGAACGGAATTTTTGGCTCTAAAAAGCGGTATCTTGTGCCAGCCTTAATGTACCTAGTTGGCTTTGTGTATAGCCATCTAGTAGACTCCCCATTCTCATTCCATTCTTGTGTAATAATACCAATAACGTCAACAAGCGCATTAACAATATTCTTACAACGGTTGGATAGGTCAGGTTGAACGAATTTCTCCTTTGTGGCATCATCCTCAATTTCTTTGAGGTGCGAAGTCATGATAAGTCCATATCCCATCATGGTAATTTGTACAAGTGTTGACCTAAATTCTTTAGATAAAGTAGACCACCCCTTACCATAAGGAATATCACCAATTTCATTTACGTTGTAGCTTGCGCACACGTATCTCTCACAAAGGTCAAAGGCAATACCAATAGTATCAATTGCCACATTCTTAAATCTTTCCCTAACTTTAGGGTTATTAAGTTGTGCAACCGCTAACTTTAGGTCACCCCATGAGTTGATAGGCTGTACCATAGCACCCGGCAGTGCGTTAGTACCAATCTCTGTTGCAAAGATTACAGTATCCGGACACTGCGCGCAGAATGAGGTCTTACCAATCTTCTCTGCGCCGGCAAGCAACACATACTTGCCGGATAAGTCGCGAGAAATTACATTGGGTTCTAGGGCTAGTAAATCAATCATTTATCTACCCCCTTATTAAAATCCTCTTGCGTTAAAACCTGCGTTCTGTGCAGGAGCCTGCTTTGTTACAGTACCGCCCTTTGACTCAGCCTTTGCTCTCATTTCTGTGAGTTTAGCATCTCTCTGTTGCATAGCTGCATCAATGTCTGCTTTGACAAAAGCAAGTTCTCCAATAGCAGGAGTTTGGTCACCACCAGTGATGATAAGGTCACTTACTCTAGTAACTTTCTGTCTTTCTATAGTTTCACCAAAGCCAACCTTTTCAGCAATGGTTTCTACTGTATTTGAAAAGTCAAGTCTACCGATTGCCTTTACCGTTGAACCTGCAACCCAGTAGTTAGTGATAACGTTGTTTACCTCTGGCGATACACCATATAGAGGCACAACATCTACTGCACCACCAAACTTAGGCACGATAGCTGTAATCTTCTGTCTGCCAGTAGGCATGTTGTCCTTATCCATCTCAGGTAGACAAGACTGAACGTACATTTCAAGTTCAAACTTTGCCTGTGGCTTGAACTCTGAACCTTCGTTTACCTTGTATACGAAGTTAGCCTGTACTCTTGGCTCAGAGACAAAGTTACCCTGACCGCTGACAAACTCATTCATGTCAATCTGACCACTAGTAATTCTGATTCTGTCTGCGTTCTCAAAGCCTACTGCTGCCGCAGACTTAAACTCATTCATAACCTTTTCAATAGATGCGTAAGCTGGGTTTGCACCGCCATCTTTTTTTAGTTCCATACTGAACATGTGAACAGGAATGTCAAGAGTTTTATCTACTCCATTGATAGGCTGATTAACTCTAACCATAATTCTGCCCCTAATGCAGTTGGCTAGTTTTCCCGTTGAGCGTTGTGTAATTTGTGTCTTTTCTAGGTCGATTTCAAGAAGTGTTCCTTCGATATATACTGTGTTCTCTGCAATTCTCATTTTGTTTATCCTTTTGTAATTTAGTTGAAAAATAGTAAATTTAAAGGGAGTAGCTAAACTCCCTCAAAACTACCTAAGCCTGAAAAGCTACTCCATCTGCTGTAAGCTGTACGAATGTTACTTCGCCTTCCTCACCCTCAACAGCTTCCTTAACTCTTACCACTAGACCTTTCTTTGTAAGGTCAGTTACATTAGCACTTACTGAACGAGGTGCTCTCTGTACTGCTGCTGCGATTTCCGGAATAGATGCCTTTCCATTCTCTCTAACATAATTGAATACTTCTGCTGACTTTTCTGTTAGCTTAATAGCGTCTGACATAGTTGTTTTCTCCTTTGAAAATAAAATTTTATTATAAGTTTTTAAGAGGATTTTATTTCTCTCTTAATTCCTATATATATTATAACCTACTTTTAGTTTAATTGCAAATTTTTACGAGTTCAATTACTTGTGAATTTTTTAGGTCGGTAGCAATTACACCAACTGTACCACGACTAGAAAGTGGAATTTCACTAATTTGCATTTTAACTTGGTTTGTAGAAGTGGCAACTATGAGTTCTTTGTCGCTTTTAGTGATTGGCAAGAAGTCTACCATAGAGTCACCATCTTTTAACTTTTGAGCGCGCAGTCCTTTAGTGTTAGTGCCAGTTACTTTGAAGTCACCTATTGGCGTTCTTGAAATTTTACCATTTTTACTTATGGTTACTATTTCAATTGTGTCTTGCTTACATGAGCGCCCGCGCACTACGACACCATCGTCCACCTTCATGCCTTTAACGCCCCTTGCCGAACGTCCACTCGCGCGCACTTGTGAGGAGTTTGTAATCATAAGGTTACCATTAGATGATAGAAAACCAACTTTCTCATCTTCTACCACATCAATTCCAACTAAGCTATCGCCATCTTCTAACTCAATACACTTTTTAGCTTGTGTACTTTTCATGAGTTCTGAAATGGCAGTTTTTTTGATAAGTCCATTTGCAGTGAAGAAAACTAAAAACTTTTGTAGGTTTTTAGAATTAATATTAATGACTTGAACTATGACTTCGCGCTCTTGTAAGCCAAACAAACTTTCGCAGTAGTTGAAATCTTCTAGGTTGAGTTCGTTTACTGTAGTAAAAAATGCCTTACCTTTGTTCGATACAAACATTAAAGGGTTTTTACTGTCGCATGATGCCGAACCTATAACTGTTTCATTTTCGGATAACTTAATTTTTCGACCGCGCGCACCTCTCTTTTGAGCATAGAGAGACGTTTCCTTTGTAGTGAACAATCTGTTTTCGTTAGTAAGACTAACAATAAAGTTAAACTGCTCAACTTCTTCGTCCTCTTGTGTGTTAAGGTCTATAATTTTTGTGCGTCTTTCGTCGCCAAACTTTGTGGCAACTTCATTTAAACCTTTTTCTACTTCCTTTTTAAGTAGGTTAGTGTCATTTAAAATGGCTTCAATTTCATTTTTCTTGGAAATTAATGTGGATTGCTCATCTAAAAGTTTGTTAGTTTCCATTTTAGCAAGACGACTTAGTGTAATTTTTAAAATGGCTTGTGCTTGCGCGCTATCAATAGACAATAGTGTCATTAGCTTGGTTTGCGCATCAGATGTAGAGTTTGCACTTTTGATGGTAGTAATAACTTCGTCAATGTTATTGATGGCTAACACTAATCCCTCAATGATGTGTAGACGTTCCTTAATGCGGTCTACATCAAACTGAAACGCGCGCGCATAGACTTCCATTTCATGGTCTAGATGCGCCTGTAACATCTGTTTCCATGTGTAATCTCTTGGGTATCTTCCCTTTTCAAGCATGTTGAAATTAATACCATAATGGTTTTGTAGTGATGTATTTTTGTACAAATACTTTACCACTTTGTTTACGTTTGCGTTTTTAGTTAGATAGATTTTTAGCTTTGGTGTAAGCCCTGTGAGGTCGTTGAACCTGTCAATGCCGGGGTTCACCTTGCCATCTTCCTCGTTGATGATATCCTCTAACTGCGCGCAGATGGTATTGACATAAGTTATATATGGAATTTCAGTTACAACTAGACAGTTGTTAGCCTTATCATATTCAATGGTACTTCTCACCTTACATGCTTTCCCATGACCGTTTTTCATGGCTTCGCGCACTTGTGAGCCATTGAGTACCGTAGCACCAGTTGGGAAGTCAGGCATACATATAATTTCATCATCATCTATTTCTGGATTCCACAAAAGTTTCACGAGCGCCGAGTTCACTTCGCGCAGATTAGTGGGCGGAATACCAGACCCCATAGATACACCGATACCAAGTGTGCCATTGACAATAGGTGCAAAACCCTTACATGGTAAATACACCGGATACTGTTCTGTATCATCATAGTTGTCACGCCATTCTGAAATTGTATTTTTTTCTATATCTTTAAATAGATAGTTTGTAAGAGAAGTTAGGCGCGCGCTCGTGTATCTTGGAGCAGCGTAGTTGGCTCTTTCTTGTAAATTGCCCATGTTTCCTTCAACTTCCACGAGCGGATAACGTGTAGCAAAAGGTTGCGCATTACGCATTATAACCCATAAACACGAAGCATCACCGTGCCAAAATATACGTGCGGCAGAACCAATTGCCTTTAATGTCTTTTGATATGGCTTCCCATGCACAAACTTATCAGTATACATACAGTACAGAATCTGACGAGCGCCCGGCTTCAGTCCATCTACAACTTCTG